CTTAAAAGTATATCAGGTATTAAGGCTTACGTTATGACTAAAAAGGTGGTGTCAGATGAGTAAGTATACATATGGCTTTGAAGAATGGTCACAAGATACAAAAAGTTATACTATTAAAAGTAATAGAAAATTAACAAGAGAAGAAATAAATTTTGTAGTTTCTGAAGCAGATGTAAATTATTCTGAAGAAGGAACAACTCATAAGATTCCATTATATGATAGTCTTGTTGTATTAGTTGAATATCATGGTAATGAATGGGGTAATGCAGATTGTATGATATCATATGGAGAAGGAGATTTAAAAGATGAATAAAGAAACTGAACGTAAACGTAGAATGAAACGTACTGGTCACTGGTTCGCACCAGCAGAAAAAGATAAGACACTCTGGTTAAACTATATCTTTCCAATCGTATTAGTTATATCACTGATATGCTTAATACTAGTACGCAACTAGTGCGGCTTTCTTATCTTTATTTTTTTATTTTATATTATTAATATATATGCTATACTTAAATAGCATTACTACAGGAGAATAATAATGAATGTTAAAGATGCTTATGTTATAGCTCACGCTAGTCCTTTTGAAGATGAGATACCTGATTATTTAGTAGATGATTTTCAAATGCCAATGAAGTTTAAATCTATTGAAGAAGCTACTAATTTTATATTAAGTATAGCACCAATAGGCTTTGATTTAAATTCTAGTTCAATTAAAATATATAGGATACATTAATATGACACAGCAAAGAGAAGACTTATATAAAAAAAATATAAAAGACTTACAAGAACAACTGAGCAGAGCTCATATAAGAATAAAAGTATTAACAGAAGAACTACATTACTTACGTAGAAAGATAGACCCAGAAGCCACGTTTTCTGGTGGTATTAGCTGGGCAGAAAAGGATATAAAACATGATGACTAATACGAATGAACAGTGCTCATTAACTCCAGAAGAACATTGGAACTTACATCAAGGAGTTTGGAAAACTATGGGATGTAATATGATTTTAGATTCTAATTTTTTAAAAAATCAATATTCTTATGTTGACAGAAATAATAACTATAGATATACTTATTTTTCTAAAGATAAAAGAATAAAAGTAGCAAGGATAACAGATGAGTTTAAATCTTTGGGATAAAGATAGAAATAAAATGTTCTGGACTTTTGTTAAAGAGTATCAAGAAGAAGGTTATACTAAACAAGAAGCTAAGAAGTTAGCTAAGAAAGAAGTTAATGAAGTTATGGAAGATAAAACTAGTTTTGTTAATGAACTATATAGAACTGTATTGGATAATAATGATTAGGAGATAAAATAAAATGAACGATAAAATGAACGATAAAGTAATTAAACAAGGAGCATGTAGTAACTGTGGTTCAAGTGATGCAAATACATTGTATGAAGATGGACACTGGTACTGCTTTTCATGTAACACTTATACACCACCAGAAAGGAAACAAATGAACAATAATAATAATAATATAACACCTGCACCTATAAGAGGTGTAGTTAAAACTAACTTTACTGAAGGACATACTGAAGCACTACATGATAGAAGAATAAATAAAGAAACCTGTAGTAAGTTTAATGTTGCTGTACGTAAAGACAATGACAATAATATTACACAACATATATATAAATACTATGATAGTAATAATTCACATGTAGCATCTAAGGTTCGTAACACTAAAGAGAAAGAGTTTTGGGCTGAAGGTTCTATATCTACAGCAGGTCTCTTCGGACAAAACTTATTTGCAGCAAGAGGTAAGTTTGTTACTATCACTGAAGGTGAAATAGATTGTATGTCTGCTTATCAAATGATGGGTGCTAAATGGGCTTGTGTTTCTGTTAAGACAGGAGCAGCAGGTGCAGTAAGAGATTGTAAAGCATCTTATGAATACTTAAATAAGTTTGAAACAATTATAATTTGTTTTGATAATGACGAACCAGGTAGAGCAGCAGCATCTAAAGTAGCTCAACTCTTTGAACCTAACAAGTGTAAGATTATGCGTTTAGATTACAAAGATGCTAATGAGTATGCACAAAGAGGAGAAAGTAAAAAGTTTCTAGATGCATGGTGGGATGCAGATGTATATACACCAGCAGGTATTATTAATCTTAAATCATTACAAAGTTCTTTATATGAAGAACAAAAGAATGATACATGTTTGTATCCTTGGCAAGCTCTTAATGATAAGACTTATGGTATGAGAACAGGTGAGTTAGTTACCTTTACTGCAGGTGCAGGAATGGGTAAGTCATCTGTAACAAGAGAACTAATGCATCATATACTTACTGCTACTAATTCTAATATAGGTGTCTTAGCATTAGAAGAAAACATTAAGAAGACTGCATTTAATATTATGTCTGTTGAAGCAGGTGCTAGATTATATATTAAAGAAATTAGAGACCAACACACAAGAGAACAATTAAAGAAGTGGGAAGATGCTACTATAGGAACTGGTAGGTTCTATGCCTTTGACCACTTTGGTTCTATACACAATGATGAAATACTAAATCGTGTACAGTACATGGCTAAAGCTTTAGATTGTAAATGGATTATCTTAGACCATTTATCTATCTTAGTTAGTGGACAAGAAGGAGATGATGAAAGAAAGTCTATTGATATTCTTATGACTAAGTTAAGAAGTTTAGTAGAACAAACAGGTGTAGGTTTATTATTAGTATCACATCTAAGAAGACCAACAGGTGATATAGGTCATGAGAATGGTAGAGAAGTTACACTGTCACATCTTAGAGGTTCAGCTTCTATTGCACATCTTAGTGATTGTGTTATAGCTCTTGAACGTAATCAACAAGCACATGATTCTATGACAGCTAATACAACTATGCTTCGTATCTTAAAGAATAGATATACAGGTGATACAGGAGCAGCAGGTAATCTACTTTATGATAGAGCAACAGGTAGATTAAAAGAGCTTAAAGATAATAAGCTTGACGATACTAATCAATTTGATGTACACTAATCTGAAAGGAAAATAAAATGAAATATATTATCCCAGAAGAACCTAGTGAAAATCCAGATAGAATTAAAATGTGGAAACACTATTGTAATGTTGAAGATAGTTTAATGGAAATAGGTGAAGGAGAACCTTGTAACTGGTGTGGAAAGGAGGAGAAAGATGGCAGCTATAGTTGATATAGAAACAGATGGTTTTAAGAATGAAGCTACTCAGATACATTGTATTGTAGCTAAATGTCCTAAGACTAATACGATTAAACATTGGGTACAAGAAGAATGTAAAGACTTTAAAGATTGGAGTAAGAACATTGATACATTTGTAATGCATAATGGTTTATCTTTTGATGCACCTTTACTAAATAAATTTACTGGTTCGTCTATTAAATCTAATCAGATAAGAGATACTCTAATAGAATCACAACTCTTTAATCCTATAAGAGAAGAAGGACATGGACTAAATGCATGGGGAAAGAAATTAAGATTTGAAAAAGGAGATATGAATTCTTTTAAAACTTATTCTCCTGATATGCTTACGTACTGCACACAGGATGTAAACTTAACTCATAAAGTAATGAATGAATTAGATAAAGAGAAAAGTAAATTCTCTAATGAATCTATAGAACTAGAAAAGAAAGTTAGAGTTATTATAGATAAACAAGAAGAGAATGGATTTACTTTAGATTTAAGAAAAGCAACTACACTTAAAGCATCTTTAGAAGATGAAGCTAATAGTTTATCTAATGAAGCTACAGAAATATTTCCACCTACAGAAGTACAACTTAAAACTAAAGTTAAATATATACCTTTTAATATTGGTAGTAGAAAACAAATAGCTGAACGTCTAATAGAAAAAGGATGGAAACCTAAACTTAAAACTGATAAAGGTAATGTAATAGTAAATGAAGAAGTATTAAATAATATTGATATGAAAGAAGCTAAAATGTTTTCAAGATATTTACTGTTACAAAAAAGAGTATCACAAATTAAATCTTGGATAGAATTATGTGATGATAATAATAAAGTACATGGTAGAGTAATGACCTTAAAGACTGTTACAGGACGTATGGCACATAATTCTCCAAACCTTGCTCAAGTACCTGCTATCTATTCTCCTTATGGTAAAGAGTGTAGAGATTGTTGGACTGTCTCTGACTCTTTTAAATATACATTAGTAGGTACTGATGCGAGTGGATTAGAATTAAGATGTTTAGCACATTATATGAATAGTGATGTCTTTACTAATGAACTACTTACAGGTGATATACATACAGCAAATATGAAAGCAGCAGGATTAACTAATAGAGACCAAGCTAAAACATTTATCTATGCTTTTCTTTATGGTGCAGGTGCAGCTAAAATAGGTAAAGTAGTAGGAGCAGGTCCTAAAGAAGGACAAAAATTAGTTGATAAATTTTTATCTAACTTACCAGAGCTTGCAGACTTACGTACTGAAGTACAAGAAGCATCAGTTCAAGGAGTTATTAAAGGATTAGATGGTAGAGTTTTTCAAATACGTAGTCCTCATAGTGCTTTAAATACTTTACTACAAGGAGCAGGTGCTATTGTATGTAAACAATGGTTAGTATCTATGATGGAAATGATTACTGCTTCTGGTATTGATGCTCACTTAGTAGCATCTGTTCATGATGAATATCAATTTGAAGTTAATCATAAAGATGTACAAAAGTTTGGTCAGATAAGTAAAGAATCTATTAAACAAACAGAACAAATATTAAAACTTAATTGTCCTTTAGATAGTGAGTGGAAGGCAGGATTAACATGGGCAGCAACACATTAGAACCAAAAATACAAGATAGAAAGAAATTTGATTTAGACTTAAAGTATGGTCTAGTTAAAGAGAAGATTGTAGCAGACATGTTACAAAATAAGAAGATAGAAGTGAAATCAGAAAGAGGTATGTGGTTAAAGACAGGTAATATAGCAATAGAATATGAAAGCTATGGTAAACCTAGTGGTATAGCTACTACTGAATCAGACTATTGG